ACATTGCTTGCGCTTTGCATACGAGCACCGCCGGCTGTGTTCCAAGAGAACGCGACCCAGCGCCAGCCGAGGGTGCGCCAGTCGTATGCTGTAGCGTCTGCTGGGATACCGCCGAGGCTACCAAAGCCAGAGTTGGGAGCTATATCGACAATCTTTGTTCCGCTACTGTCATAGGCTTGAAGTTGCATGAACGTAGCTTGGCTTCGTATCCTAAGACCGGTTGCTCCAAAGGCTGTGGTCTGCCACGAAACGGGATAACCATTGGCAACGACGTTAACCCACATCGAAACGGTGCCAGCCTTGCTATCCGTGAGGCCGGTAAAGTTGGCGGGAGGGGAGGCACCGAGGATGTAGTCGGTTGAGCCGCCGAACTGGACACCATTGGCCGTGAAGCCGCCGCCGCCGCCGCCCGCAGGGGCGTAGGCCGCAACATTGGTGATGAGTTTGCGCTTAGAGATTATCGGCATCAGGTGAAATTTCCCGAAGCGAACACCGACACGTTGGCGCCGGTGGTAATCTTCCAGGCACCGTTCAGGCTGTTGGCGCCGACCGGGATAAGAAACGGAATAACGCTAGGGAGCGTGCCGCCGGGCCAGCTGATGACCGCCGTGGTGTTGTCCTTGATCGTCACCACCCCCGGCGCAGTGGTGGCCGGAATGACCAGAACGGCCGACAAGAAATCACCGGCGGCCCCGGTCGGGCCGATCACCACATCGGTCTGCGAGGCGGCCACGGTTTCATATTCGGAGCCGTCAACCTGCTCGCTGGCGATTGACACCCGCAGCGTCTGCGAGGTGGTAGCGCCGGCACCGCGATCCGGTGCGGTGCTCGATATGCCTGTGACCGCAACCGTACCGGTGACCGCGACGGTGCCGTCGACGGTGACCGTGCCGCCGGCGTCGGAGATCGGCAGCGGGGCGGCGTTGGAAAGCGGGGTAGCAACACCGTCAGCCCCGGTGACAATCTTGATAATCTGATATTGCACGCCGCCAACATCGTCAGTCGCGACGGGAACGGCGCCGACACCAGTGCCGGGATCAACGTTGATATTATCAGCCATTTATTCCTCCGTTACAGACGACGCGCCGATCACCTTGCCGGTTTTCGGATCACGGTGAATGACCGCCTTGCGCGGCTTGCTCACCGCCTGCATCAATCCGGCGTGCGAGTGCGAGATAGCGTTGATCAGCGCCGCCATGGCCTCGTCGGTCTTGCTCGCGCGGGCTGCATGCTCAGTTTCACGCTCGCGCTCGCGCACCAACCCATCGCGATAATGCATGGTGCGCCGGGCGACATCCTCGTCGGGCCCGAAATCCATTGACTGTTGCTGCGGCTGCATCTGCTGCATCTGCGCCTGCTGCTCGGCCTTGCTCTGTGCCAGTTGCGCCTGCGTCGTGGCCTTGAATTGCTCGATCTGCATCTGATTTTCGGCCTTGGCACGTTCGATCTCGATCTCCATCGCCGCCTTTTCGCGCTCGGTGCGCTGTTCAAGTTCGGCGGCCTGCTGCTTCTGCAAGAGATCGGCCTGCGTCTTCTCGCGCTCCAGCACCATGCGCGCTTGCCCCTCCTGCTGCTGCAGAAGTAGTTTGGCCTTGGCTTCCTCTGTCTTCGGATCGGGCTGCTGCGCTTCGTTCTGGCCGGCGTCGCGGAATTTCTTCTTGATGTCGGCCGGGAGCGGCGATGTCTCAATCAGCACGTCCATGACCGCAGCGGCCTTGCCGGGAGAGAGCATCGGTGCCACCGCCGGCAGGGCCTGGCTAATCGCGTCGTAAGTGTCCTGCATCAGCGTGATGCTGTCGGGCCCTTCGTCCAAGATGATATCAACGTCGAGTTCGCCCACCGCATTGCGCAGCTGCGGCATGCCGGTGACCGGATCGACCGCCACCGTTTCATTGATCTTGACGAATTGCGGTTGCCCCTCGGCGTCGGTGACCCTGATCCACCGCTCGTTCGTCCAGTACGTCTGCACCGCGTTGAATAAACTGCGATATACCCGCATTTTCCACGCGCGCATGTTGAGCATGTACGGCCCAAGTTCGGCGATGCCGGCTTGCTGAAGCAACGCAATGGCGCGGCCGGATGATCCGGGGGACAGGCCCCCGCCCCCGCCACCACCCGCCAGTGCGGGGTTAGGCCCGAAGTTCTCGATTTCCTGCGCTGCGTCGCGCATGAACTCCAGTTGGCCCATGACCGCGGCCTGCTTGGCCTGGTCGTCAAAGCGGATGTCATCGAGCCCGGTGTTGACCAGCACAATGCCGTCGGCGCGCGCCGCCTCCCGCCGCAACGCCTCCACGTTGCCGTCCGCCACCGCGGCCTTGGTGGCGATGATGCGGCGGTTGTTGAGTTCGTGCAGGCCCTTCGACCGGCGTTGGTTCACCTCGTCCTGCGCACTCTGCAGATTGCGCGGGAAGCCATACCTATCGCCCTCGTGATCGACCTGCGCGCTGAACATTAGATATTTGCAGAACGCCTTGCCGTACTCATCGGCAAACGGTGACTCGCCCGCCATCAGTATCTTGGAGCCGGTGAACAGCGCCCATTTCCAGCCGCCTTTTGATTTGTACCAAACGTCAACAAGCCTGACCTGCTTGAAGTCGCCGTTAGCCTGAAACCACTTCGCATCCCTGTCGGAATTGCTGGTGAGTTCGCCGCTGCTGTCGCACGCGGCTTTGATATCGTCTTCCATGCCCGGAAGCAGCTCGATCATCATTTCTTCGTCAACGTACTTGCCAATCCCCATGTAGCGAGCGTCGGAAAAGTCATGCTTGAACGAGCGCGGGTCATAAAAAAACCCGTCGTTATCGACGGGTCCAAACAACACATCATAGTCAGGTGGTTGCATTGGTGGGCCGCCGTTGTGGCCCATCCCGGGCATCATTCCGCTACCCTGTTGCGTCCGCGCCGTGGGCGGCACCGTCTTGAGATCGAGTTCGATGCCAGCCAGGCCGTCGATCGCCGCCGCCTCCGCAATGATCGGGCCGACCTCGTTCCACTTGTTGCGATCCATGATGAAGCGCAGCACCGCGGTCGCCAGGTCGGCGCCCTGCTGGTGCTGCGGCGTGCGCGGATAGGCTTTCGGGTCTTGCTTGAGCCGTTCCACTAGCCCCACGATGCCATCGATCTTGCGCCCGATCTTGTTGTACGTGACGACCGGTTGGCGCCGATCGTTGAACGTCTTGATCTGGTCCGATGTCCATTGCGAGCCGTGGCGATAACGCCGCGCGTTCTGTTGCTCCTGAATTTCCAGCGTCTTGTTATCGAGGTAAGTGGTGTATGCCTGGATGCACTTTTCCAGCGTCCATGAGCCGTCCTTGTTCTCGTCGTTGTCGGACAGGTCGGCGGGTCCACCACCGGACGCGGAGCCGCCCTGCTGGTAGCCGCTCATGCTGACGACCGTATTGCCCGCCATTTGCTGACCCTCAGTAGCTTTGCCGGCCGATCGACATCGCGGCGGGATCAGGCGGCGGCAACGGCGGCCCGCCCGGAATGGCGGTCTGCGGTGGTGCTGCCGGCGGCTTGATCATTGGCTCGGTGCCCGGTGGCGGCAATGGCGGTGCCATGTCGTCAGGCCCCGCGCCCTGCTGCGGACCGCCCAGCGTGCCGGCGAATGCCGTCATCAGCGGCGCAACCGCGCGCTGCTCGTCCGGGGAAAGCGAGCCGATGAACATTGCGAATTTCTGCTGAATGGTTTCCATAGGTTGTCCTTCGCCGGAGTTGGCGCCTGTAAAATGTCAACCGAAAAAAGTGGGGTGTTTATTCAGAAAGAGGGGCGTAAATTGCGAATTGGTAGGGCAGTCATGGCTTGACAGCGTTAGGCACTCTTCCGCCCATTGGAAGCGCCCCGCTTACCCACAATGGGAGAGCCCGGAAACGTGATGCAGCGAGCGGGGGCCCTACCGCTTTCAATAAGTTCGCCAGTCGCCCGGCTGCTCGCCCTGCGGCTTTAGCGGCGCATAGCCGCTGATGTCCTGCGGCTTCGGTGCTTCCTTCACGCGCGCATACGGCCGCGACATGCAGGCATACCGCCACTCATCGCCAGCGTGGTCCTCACTGTCGGTCATTACGTCTTCGTACCGATCGGGATCGTGCTGCAGAAACGGGATGGTGCGGATGCTGTCCACGCAAGTCGAGAACGTCACGATCATGGCGTGGCCTTCGGTGTTGCCGACCATCCGCGAGCGCATCTGATCCCATCCGCTAATTTGTTGGCCGTGCCGCACCCGCCTGTTGTCGGCGCGTTTGAACCATACTTTGCCGTTGCTGCCGGTGCCCATGCTCTCGGCAATCGATGGCCCGCCGTCCTCGATAAAGGCCGATGGATCGAGCACGCCGTAAGCGATGTCATCGCCCTTTTCCCGTTCGGCAATTTGCCTGCCTACTTCCGCCGCGTGCAGCTTGATCCCGACATTGGGCTGCCCCGGCTTCATGCCGTACCACTCGCGATAGCGCACCATGCAGCCACGCGGCAGAATGTGGCCGTTCACCTCATGATCGTCCGACGCCACCGCCCACCAGCCGACCGAGAACGGCGAAGCCGAGCCCCAATCCATCGAGCGGAACCGCATCCAATCCTTCGGGATATCGAACGGCCGGATCACATGCCTGGCGGTGTTCCAGCAGTCGAAGAACGCGCCGAGCGTGACCGACCAGTCGCCAGCGAGCCACGCCGCCACCAGTTCCGCGCTGCCCGAGGCGCGCAGCCGCTGCTTGTAGGCTTCGGCGTCAATAAAGACGTTGTTATCCACCTTGCTTGGAATGAATACCCGAGCGAGCCCGGTCACCGGGTCGGTGATGACCTTGTTGCCTAGGGGGGCTGGGTCAACGTATCTGGCCTTCACCCACTGGTGGCCTGGCCCGCCGGGATTGCCGGTCAGCCGCATG